CCGTCCGAGGCGCAGTGGGAATACGCCTGCCGGGCCGGCACCGACACGCCTTACAATTGCGGGACGAAGATCAGCGGGGATCTGATCTGTTACGCGAGCCGCGCCCCGGTCGCGGTCGGCAGCCTACCGCCGAACGGCTGGGGATTGTTCGAGATGCACGGCAACGTCTTCGAGTGGTGCGCCGACCACTGGCATGACAGCTACGATGGTGCCCCGGCGAACGGATCGGCCTGGATGGCCGCGAGAGGTGCAGCGCCCCGCGTCGTTCGCGGCGGGTCTTGGTACGACGGCGCGCGCGACGTGCGTGCCGCGTACCGCTACCGCGGCGCCCCGGCGAACCGCGATGACGGCCTCGGCTTTCGCTGCGCCCGAGTTCAGGTAGCGAACCAAGCGGGCGGAGCGGCACAAGTGGCGGCGCCGGCGGACCCGGCGAGACGGCCAGGCGCGGAGCGCGGCCGGCCGCAGGGTCCGACGAGCGACGCCACGCTGCTCCGCGTTGGCGTTTCGGCGCCGGCCCCGCTCCCGCGGGCCGGCGGGCTGCTTATCCGCACGGATCGCGAGGAGCTGCGGCTCGGCCGGCTGACGAAGCCCGGCTGGGCGAGTGAAATCGGCCGCGATGGCTTCGGGCTGTTCGCCGATGTCGCGCTGCCGAAAACCGACGTAACCCAGCGGATGCGCTGGATTCCGCCGGGCCGTTTCCTGATGGGCTCGCCGGAGACGGAAGAGGGCCTCTTCGACTGGGAGGGCCCGCGGCATGAGGTGACGCTGACGGAGGGGTTCTGGCTGTTTGACACGCCGTGCACGCAGGCGCTGTGGCAAGCGGTGATGGGCGAGAACCCAAGCGAGTTCAAGAGCCCGACGCGGCCGGTGGAGCAGGTCAGCTTCGAGGACGTGCAAGCGTTCCTGGACAAAGTGAATGCACTGGTTCCGGGTCTGGACCTGGGGCTGCCGTCGGAGGCGCAGTGGGAATACGCCTGCCGGGGCGGGACGGACACGGCAACCTACGCGGGGGACATGCGCATTGTCGGCGAGAACAATGCGCCGGTGCTGGACGCGATTGCCTGGTATGGCGGCAACAGCGGCGTCGGGTTCGAGTTGGACAATGGCAGCGATTCAAGCGGCTGGCCGGAGAAGCAGTACGACCACACGCGAGCAGGCACGCGGCCGGTGGCGCAGAAAGCGGCCAACCCGTGGGGTCTGTATGACATGCTGGGGAATGTCTGGGAATGGTGTGACGACCACTGGCATGACAGTTACCGGGGTGCACCAACCGACGGTTCGGCCTGGATCGACCCGGAAGGTGCAGCGTACCGCGTCATTCGCGGCGGGTCCTGGAGCGGCAGCGCGCGCTTCGTGCGTGCCGCGTCCCGCTACCGCAACGACCCGGCGAACCGCGATGGCGACCTCGGCTTTCGCTGCGCCCGAGTTCAGAGCGACAGTGTAGTGAGCGAGACGGAGCGAAGGGCAGGAAGGAGCAAGCGCCGGGAGCGGAGCGACCAAGCGGCGACGACCAGCCCGAAGCGGGGACTCCTGGACCGGCTATTCGGCAAACGAAAGCCGACATGACGTGCGCTTTCGATTTTTCCTGGTCCCGGTGCACAGCGCCGAGGATGCGGTGACGGCGCTGAACCAGTTCCTCGTCGGGCACCGTATTCTGGCGATCGACCGCCAGTTCGTCGCCGACGGCCCCAACAGCGCCTGGGCCATCTGCGTCAGCTTCGACGACAGCAACGCGGACGCGACGCCACGCTCGGCGATCGGCAAGCGCGGCAAGGTCGATTTCAAGGACACGCTGAGCCCGCCGCAATTCGCGGTGTTTTCTCGCCTGCGGGCGTTGCGCAAGGAGCGGGCGGATGCCGAAGGCGTGCCGGCCTATGCGCTGTTCACCAACGATCAGTTGGCGGAGATGGTGCAGCGTCGTGTCATCTCCGCCACCGCGCTGCGCGACATTCCAGGTGTCGGCGAGGCGCGGGTCGAAAAATACGGCGAGGCGTTCCTGGACATCGTGAAGGAGGCGGCGCTGCCGGAAGCGGCCACCGCTGAGCATGAAGCGTAGCGCGGTCGGCCTGGCCGAGATCGCCGATCTGCACAACCTGGCGGCGGCATTCCATGCCGCGGCGCGGGGCAAGCGCGGCCGCAGCGATGTCGAGGCGTTCCGCGACAATCTCGATCGCGAGCTGTCGGCGCTGCACGCCGGCCTGCGGGCGGGAACGCTGTCACCAGCACCGATGCGGCGATTTCGCATCCATGATCCCAAGCCGCGGCTGATCCACGCACCGTGCTTCCGCGACCGCGTGGTGCATCACGCGATCATGGCGTATGTCGGGCCGGTGCTGGATCGAACGCTGGTGTTCGACACCTATGCCTGCCGCGCGGGCAAGGGCACGCTGGCGGCGGTGCAGCGCGCCAGCGCGCACGCGCAGCGCTACGACTGGCATGCGCAGATCGATGTGCGCGGCTACTTCGCCAGCATCGACCACGCGATCCTGCTGGATCTGCTCGCCCGGCAGTTCAAGAACCAGGACCTGATGCTGCTGCTGACCCGGATCATTCGGGCGTATGAAGACGCGCCGGGGCGCGGGCTGCCGATCGGCACGCTGACATCGCAGCACTTCGCCAATTTCCATCTCGGCGGCCTCGATCGACGGCTGCTCGAAGTCTGCCGGGTGCAGGGGTTTGTGCGCTACATGGACGATCTGGTCTGGTGGACCGACGACCGTGGCGCGGCCCTAGCGGCCCTCGACGTCGCGCGCTGCTACCTGGCCGAGGCACTGCACTTGCAGGTGAAGCAGCCGGTCCGCGTCGGCCGCAGCCGGGACGGGCTCAGCTTCTGCGGGTTCCGCATCCTGCCGGGGCGCCTGTTGCTGTCTCGCCGACGCCGGCGGCGCTATGCGGCGCTCCGCAAGGATGCCGAGCGCGCCTGGGTGGATGGGCGGATTGACGCGCGGGGGCTGCAATCCGCCTATGCCAGCGCGCTGGCGCTGACCGTCCATGCCGATGCCGCCGGGTGGCGGCGGGAACAACTCCGGCGGCAGCCGCTTGAGCCCGCGCTGGAGGCGCTCTAGCGTGACCGGTGGAGGCAGGCCGGGAAGGTGCAGCGAACCGCGTCATTCGCGGCGGGTCCTGGAACGACAACGCGCGCAACGTGCGTGCCGCGTACCGCAACCACAACGACCCGGCGAACCGCAATGACAACCTCGGCTTTCGCTGCGCCCGAGCTCACGAGCGGGTCGGAGCATCCGCACCTGAACAGGCCGGCTTTCACGACGTCGCCGGCGATGGCCGGCGTTCGCCAAAACACGACGGCGGCCGGCGTGCTGGTAGGGATGCCAGGCGGCGTCCCGAACGCTCGCCGGCCTGTCGGCGCAACGGGTTGCTGACGATGGCGCGGATCATCGACGCCAGCCTGCACCCCCTGATGTATGGCGAGCCGCCGGATTGGGCGAGCGGCTGGGGCCAGGACCGGTTCGGCGTCTATGTCGCCTTCACGATCCGGGCCGTGACGCAGCGTCTGCGCTGGATTCCGCCGGGACGGTTTCTAATGGGCTCGCCGGACGAGGAAGAGGGGCGCTACGAGTGGGAAGGCCCGCGGCACGAGGTGACGCTGGCGCAGGGGTTCTGGCTGTTCGACACGCCGTGCACCCAGGCGCTGTGGCAATCGGTGATGGGCGAGAATCCGAGCCGGTTCAAGAGTCCGGCGCGGCCGGTGGAGCAGGTCAGCTTCGAGGACGTGCAGGCGTTCCTGGACAAGACGAATGTGCAGGTGCCGGGTCTGAACCTGGATCTGCCGTCGGAGGCGCAGTGGGAATACGCCTGCCGGGCCGGGACGGAGACGGCGACCTACGCGGGGGACATGCACATCGTTGGCGAGTGCAATGCGCCGGTGCTGGATGCGATTGCCTGGTATGGCGGCAACAGCGGCGTCGGGTTCGATCTGGAAAACGGATTCGACTCAAGCGGCTGGGCGGAGAAGCAGTACGACCACACACGAGCGGGCACGCGGCCGGTGGCGCAGAAGGCGGCCAACCCGTGGGGCTTGTATGACACGCTCGGCAACGTGTGGGAGTGGTGTGGCGACCACTGGCACGGCAGTTACGACGGCGCGCCAACCGACGGCTCGGCCTGGATCGACCCGGGGGGTGCAGCGAACCGCGTCATTCGCGGCGGGTCCTGGGACGGCGACGCGCGCGGCGTGCGTGCCGCGTACCGCTACCGCGACGACCCGGCGAACCGCAATGACTACCTCGGCTTTCGCTGCGCCCGAGTTCAGAGCGACAGCATTGTGAGCGAGACGGAGCGAAGGGCAGGGAGGAGCAAGCGCCGGGAGCGGAGCGACCAAGCGGCGACGACCAGCCCGAAGCGGCGATGAGGCACGGCGGGGCGGCTTGGCGGATGTCTTAGCCGTGTGCTGGTTGATGATTCCCCCCTACTCCCGACATGGACCGTTATCAGGCATACGTTCGGGCCTAGCTAGGCCGCGTCGCCGTGTTCACCGCGTCGGCGGGACCCACGCCGCCAATCGGACGGAACCCTGCACTGGTTGTCGCCCGTCGGCGACAACGCCGTCGGCCGGCCGTGATAGACAGGGAACATGCGCGACCACGATCACCTCTACC